TTCGTCGCGCACTTGCCCAAAGTGCGGGGGGACTCATCCGACAGTGAAGTTCTACAAGGGGAGGAATGTCTGCAATCGGTGCCGCAGCGCTTCGAGAGATCAGCAGAAGGAGTGCGCTTACGGGCTGAAATATCGCCAGAAATTCCCTTGGCGTACACTCTTGATGCACGCACACAAGCGGGCGAAAAAGTTGGGGTTGGCGTACAACCTCGACAGTCATACGGAAGCGATGCGAAAGCGCGTCTCAGCGATGCGGTGCGAGATGACAGGAGTTCCGTTGATTCCGGGTTCAGGTTGCGGGAGTCCGGGAAAACGGGTGTGGAACACCGTATCTCTGGACCGGAAGGACTCGACCAGGGGTTACACGATAGACAACATTCGGGTAGTGTGCTGGGCGATCAACGCTGCGATGGGAACGTGGGGCGAACAGGCGCTACGCAACATGATCTCATCATGGCAAGCGAAGGAGGCGATTTAGATGCAGGACAGCCTCTTTCAGCCAGCGACCAACCTCCAAGTGAAACTAGAGGAATCCCTGAAGAAGAGATTCGCCGGAATGGGAGCGACTCTATTCACTCACAGAATAGTTCAAGTGACCACGCCAGCGGGCCGGATGGTGATGAGGATGGCAGCGTCGGGGCGCCGCACATCCGGCAGCGATTGTACTTATGTGCCCACACCGAACACACTGGACACGATAGACCGGGAAGGATTGCGGCCATCCCGGATAGCGACCAACCGCAAGAGCGGCTATTTGACGGAGATTATTCCGTTGAGCGCAGTGCCCACGCCGCAGAAACACGACGAACGGACGCGGGGGAACACGGAAGCGAACAGCCAGAGCGAATTATGTTCGGTAGCCACCCCCTCAGCCCGCGACTGGAAAGACACTTCGGGGATGTCCCAGACTGGCGTGGACCCGGATGGCTCGATCCGCTCACGGCTCGATCAGTTGCCAAGGCAGGCGCAACTCGCGGATTCTGGGCAGACTGCGACTGGTGGCACGCCCGCGACGGCAAGTACAAGGCCAATTGAACCCGGAATATTCCCGCTGGCTCATGGGGTTGCCAATCGAGTTCTCAAACTGCGCGGATATGGCGATGCAATCAATGCGGAAGTTGCGGCGGAGTTCATTAAGACGGCCGCTGAGTCAATAGATGAGCGTCAGTCCACTCGACACCACCTCAGTTGCGCTCGTTAAGAGTTGGCTCCAGGGCGGACCGCAACTCCCCGCATGGCAAGCCGCGCAGGTAGTTACGGCGGGCAGCGCTGGCGCTCCGGGGTCACAGATTAACGACCCAGCAGGGCACCTGCAAATCTGCATCGCGCCAGGGACGACGGGCGCCACGATCCCGACATTCAACGATGTCGGGGGAACGACGACCGACAACGGCGTAATCTGGCAAGACGGCGGCATCTCTCAAGATCAGAACATTCAAGAGGCAATCACCGCCTGGGGGATGTACCTGCTTCAGTATTGTGGGTACGGCGACCAGAACAACGACATTCCGGCAGCCTCGCCATTCAACGAGCCGGTCCAGTTCACGGAAGTCTACGACGGCAACGGCAGCGCGGTCCTGTATCTGCGCAACCGGCCAATCCAGTCAGTCGAGTCGCTGGTTATTGGGACGCTGACGATCCCGCAGAGCACGTCATTCACGACGGCGGGCTGGGTCATCCGCGGCGATGGCAAATCGATCGCGTTGCGGTATGGCGGCGGCGGGGCGGGCGTATCGAACTCTCAGTTTTATCCGAACTGCGGATCTCGATACAATTTCTGGGAAGGCATCCAGAACGTGTTCATCGCGTACACGGCTGGCTTCACGACTACGCCGGCAGACCTGCAGTTCATGTCGACGCGCGTGGTAGCGCTGAGCTACAAGGAGCGCACGGCTATCGGGCAGACTTCGCAGGCGATGGCGGCCGGAGCGGGCACGGTGAGCTTCAACTGGAAAATAAGCGAAAAAGATTGGCTTACGATAGTGGCCTACAAGAGAGCGTCCGCCTAGATGCTGCGCATAGACTTCGAAGGCTCTGACGAGCGATTGCTGGCTTTTGTCCGGTCGCGCATGCCGGTGTTGCGCGAAGCGCTGCGCATCAAGATGACTGGCCTGATGCTGATGTTGCAGGCAAAAATTGTAGGCGAGAAACTCTCGGGGCAGGTGCTGCATCATCGCACCGGCAAACTGATCGATTCGATTCGCCTGAATCCGGAGCAGGCGACCGCAACGGAAAATGAAGTAACTGGTGGCGTGCAGGGTGCTGGCTCAGTCGCCTGGTATGGCCGCGGATGGGAGTTGACGGGATTCAAGGCGCATGAGATCGTGCCGGTCAACAAGAAGGCGCTAGCGTTCATGCTGGACGGCAAGCAGGTGATTGTGAGGCGCGTCATGGTGCCAGCGCAGGGTCCGAGGCCGTTCATGAAGCCAGCCTTCGAAGAGATGCGCGAGCAGATCATCTCTGGGTTACAGCAGGCGACGAATGAGGCGCTGAGCAAGTGAACCGCGAACCGATCGCGCAAGCGCTTTTCACGATCTTGGCAGGCGCGTATCCTTGGCAGACGAAATCACGCCAAGGGCAAATCTGGAGCAACGTCGCAGAGCAGCCGGCGATGTTTCTGATCGCGCCATCGGAAAACGATCAGCAGCTCGAGATGGCGCTGACCGAATACAAACTGAATTATCTCTGCCTGGTGTACTTCAAGGCGGACCCGGCGCCGGACGGCTCGGCAGCGCATCCGTACCCAGACACGGTTATCAACGCGATGATCGGAGCGATCGAGGCGAAGTTAGGGACGCCGACTGGCGAGCGCGTTCAGAACATGCAGGTGGTCGGGCAGCAGCCTGCGATTGCGCCAGGGAATGCCGCGGCGCCAACGCCGGTGACGAACGTCATCAACTGTTGGATCGACGGGCGCATCGACAAAGATTCAGGCATCTTGGATAATCAGGCAGCGATACTTCTGCCCATCGTCGTCTTGTGTGGAATCTAGGAACACTGGAGGATTTATGAAAGTTACATCGCAGCAACTTGACAGCGTTCGCTCGCTCGTACAGAAGGCGGCGGGCTCGCTGGCCGACGCAACCAAGCAACATGCCGAAGCACAAACGCAACTGGACGCAGCGCGGGTGTCGGGCAGTAAGTTCGACGCCTCTGCGGACATCATCACAAAAGCTTTCCTGTCCGGCGACGAGTTGAGCGACGGGTGGTTGAAAGAGCAGCCGAAGGAAGTGCAGTCTGCACTCGGTTGGACTCCTCCGCCTCCGACACCCGTTACGTCCAAGGCATCGTTGGCTCAAGCGAAGGTGCCATTGACCGTTGCGCAACTGAAGGCGCTCACCGATGCGAATCTGCCGGCATCATCGAGCACGGCGATTCTCTCGCCAGAGCAATTGAACGTTCTGGATAAGGCTGGAATTCCAGCGACCATGGAACAGAGAACGCGAACCGTCTAGTCCGGTCAGTGAAAGTTAGATGGGAACTGCAATTCATTCCGCTCAGCCAGTACCGGAAGTTGATCTTTCTGGCGTGGGCGCTCCGCGGATTCAAGGGCAAGCCATGAAGAAGGCTTGGCTATGGTTCTGGGGTTGGGCGAGCGCCATCGTGCTCGCCTGGCGCATCCAGCGGGCAACGATTGACCCTTGTGCGAAGTGTCCGGCGTGCGGAGCGCGGCAAGGCAAGATCCAGTGGCAGGACGGGCTTGTCTGGCCAGACCAGACGAAGGGATGCGTCCTGCATACTTGTCAGGTGTGTTCGGCAGCGTGGGGAGAGAAACCGATCGTGCAAGCGAAGGCGTGGGCTCTCAAGGAGCCGATGGAGCAGCGCGGCGACGCGGCTCCGTTCCTGAATCGTCCAGCGCCGGATCAGTCTAGGAGCTTTCAGTAATGCCACCGATGTTGCCAGATGGAGCGAAGTATCTTTCGCTCAACCAAATCATGCCTACTGGCGGCTCGGGGAACATACGCGATATCGCTAGTAATTTTTGGTTTTCGCCTCTTCAGCCGATCACTCCAACGGCGCCCAAAGATTTAGCGATTCGCCAGTACCAGTATCAACCCGGCGCGAACATCATCTGGCAACCGGGACAGGATACTGGCGCGGCCGGCTTCTGGGTATTGCGCGAAGTGGCCGACTCGTGGGATATGCTGCGTATCGTCATCGAGACGGTGAAGGACCGGCTCTGCGAAGGCGAATTAGAGTTTCGACTCATTCCGCAACCGGGCGAGTCTAAAGCCGATTTAAAATCGAGGACCGAAGAAGATCCGCGCATTACTAAACTGAAAAAGTTCTTCAAGTGCCCAGACGGTCGCCACTCGTGGGAAGTATGGCTACGGATGTTGATCGACGATATGCTCGTGCTTGACGGCATTGCTATCGGACTACAGAGAGACACGAAGGGCCGCATCGCGTCGTTGATCCCTGTGGACGCCGCGACCATCGCAAGAATGCTCACAGATCAAGGGTTCACGCCTCCGCCTCCGAGTGTTGCGTACCAGCAGTGTTACTCCGCTGACACTGAGGTGATGGCAGAGCGCGGTTGGTTGTTATGGCCAGAAGTTCAGGAGAGTGATCGTCTCGCAACCAGAAACCCAATTACTAAAGCGTTCGAGTGGCAACGCCCGTCTGCATTGCAAGTGAATGACTACGACGGCGAGTTAATAAACTTCACTCATCGCAGTCTTGATATCGCTGTTACTCCCGATCACGGCATGATTACCAATCGCATGCCTTACGCTGTAGGGAAACGGCAACGTCTTCGCTTGACCGATTACAGGATTACCGCTCAGCAACTCGAATCAGTCCGCGGGACGCACGTCGGATTGCCAGTTACTTCGCAGTGGAATGGAAAAGAGGTAGAGGCTAAACGTTTCCCCTCTGAATCCAGCGATCTTCATCTTGAGCGTTTGCGCATGGATGCGAAGTGTCGAGAGATGCGCGAGTCCGGTTTCACGGCTAGGGAAGTTGCTCACTACACCGGCTTAGGTATTGCTAGTGTATATCGTTCGCTGTCTCTATATCGCTATCGCGCTCGCCAGCGTGAACCGAAAGAATGTCGCGTTGTTAGGATGACCGGTGATCAATACTGCGCATTCATGGGTGCGTATTTAGCCGAAGGGAGCACATGCGGCAAGTCGGTACTAATCGCTCAACGTGAATACAGTTCGCGATTTGCCGAGTTCCAATTAATGCTGGACGAGATCAACGGCGGTCCAACGCTTCACGCTGGATCGCAGTGGTTTTTTAATAGCGTCCCGCTGGTCAAACACTTGAAACGTTTTGGCCATGCCCGAGATAAATTCATCCCAGACGAGATCATGAATGCAACTCCGAAACAGTTGCGTATCTTCTGGCATTACTTTTGGCTTGGCGACGGCGACAAGGAACGGTCGCGTGTGTTCACTAGCAGTAAACGCATGGCTGATCAACTTCAGGAGATCGCCCAGAAATTAGGTAAGTGGGCAACAATTAGAAAGCGTGAACCGCGCGACCACTTCATCGAAGGCCGACTCATTAAGTCCGAGAATTGTGTCCCGAGTTACACGGTTGCTATCCACGAGCACTGCGGCAATTACACTTATGGCTTCAAGTCGAGACGGCTGAAGTACGTCGGCAAGGTTTACTGTGCAAGCGTCCCGAACGGCTCGCTCTACGTTCGTCGCAACGGGAATCCGGTGTGGTGCGGGAATTGCCTTTACGGACTCCCGGCAAAGGATTTGACCACTGATGATCTGTTTTATGTGATGCGTAACGAGCGGACATTCCGTCGCTACGGATATTCGCCGGTTGAACAGTGCTTGACGATGATCGCTATCGGACTCAATAAACAGAGGTTCGATTTGGCTTTTTGGACGGAGGGAAATATCCCGGAAGCGATGTGCTTCTTGCCGCCAGATTTGCCGATGGACAAGGTCTCCGAAATTCAAGGCTGGTACGACAGCATCCTGAGCGGCAATCTTGGCAAGCGGCGCCGGCTCACGTTCCTGCCTGGCTACGGCTCAGCGCGAGATTCGGCTTTCCGTCCGAACATCATTTTCCCGAAAGAAGTCGCGCTCAAGACGCCGTGGGATGAATGGCAGTTTCAAGCAATCTGCTACGCGTTCGGCACGTCGCCATCTTCGATGCTCAGGCAAGTAAACCGCGCCACAGCTCAACAGAGCGCTGAGAGTGCGGAAGAAGAAGGCTTAATGCCGAAGCGCCGGACGATTGTCAACATCATTGACAAGATCGTCCAAGACTACTTCGGCTTCGACGATATCGAAACGGATTACAAGCAGTCGCGCGAAGTCGATGCCGTCAAGCAGATGACGGTTGATACGGGTTATGCGAAGTGCGGAATCGTTACGATTGACGAGATTCGTATTGATCTCGGCAAGGATCCTCTCGGTCTGCCTGAGACGCAAGAGCCAGGCGTGCTGACACAGAACGGCTTTATCCCGCTCACGGCTGGGATAATCTCTCCAGGGGGCGGCGGAGCGCCACAAGGCCAACAGCCTCCAAACGCACCGGGCGGCACCGGAAAAACGCCGCCCAATGGGAGCAACGGGAAGAAGCCTCTGGCTGGGAAGCCGGCACAAGGCGCATTGCCTGCTCCGCCGAAGCAGGAATGGAGCGGATCGCAGAGCGGGCCTGCAGGGGCGCTGGTGGCTTCGAAGGCGGTCGAGTTTCTTTCGCCTGAGGTTGAGGAGTCGCTGACGGAGTTGGAGCGCGAGGTGCTGGGCAAGCGCTTGAGCATTCAGCTCTCACCTTCATACACGACGCCGCAGTTGTTGAGTGCGCAGGTGAAGATTGAGCACATCCTGCGAAAAGTTTTTTTAAGGCAAAAAGACAGAGCAGCCTTAGCGGCGACCGAGTTAAAGAAAAAATACCTTTCGAAGCGTGCGTACTGACGATATATAATGAACTCGGCAAGGCGTGGTTTGGCATGGTCGGGTCAGGCAAGGCGAGGTCGGGTGCGGCAAGGTGAGGCATGGGTTACTAGAAAGCCGTCCTTCGGGGCGGCTTTTCTGTTTCGCTAAAGTTTTTCCACAGCGGGGTCCACAGTGTGGACTCAAAATGAGACGGCAAAGATAAACTGAATCCGGAGGGCGCATGTCCAAGAAAAAGCAGCCGACAAAGAAGCGCAAGATTCACGTGGTCAAGGTCGTGCCACCGGTTCACCCTGAGGAGCCTACTTTGGTGACGCTGGCAGTGCATGAGCCTATCCCGTTGCCCGAGGTAGCGTTGCCTAGCGAACCAGTGGAAGTCGAGGTTGGCGATTTCAATGACTATGCAGCGGACAAGTCGGCGAAGAACGGCGGAGTGCTGGCTTGGCTGCGAGCACATCTCTGGTAAGGGTGAGCAATCCGGAACATCGGGACAGCCAACCGTCCACGTAATCTCAACAAGGAGGATTTGATTATGCTTAGATTGGTAATTACCCCTAAGACGGTATCGGTCGCATTGCTTGCGGCCACGCAATTCACCGCAAGGCTGCTTGACGAAGAGTTCATTGACAGACCGCCGGCATTAGCCGCGACGGCGAAGGAAGGGATCGAGTGGCAGGAGAGCAAACTTCGGGACGAACCCCGGCTCAAGGCCGAGAGCATTGCAGACCGGAAAACGGGCGGTCCGACTGGACCGTATGATCCTTTGACGGCAGCCGACCGACAGGGGCGAGATCCGGTGTATTCCTCGGACCCTAACGACTACGATCCGCGGCGAGCGGAAGGACAGAACCCGCTTATCCCTGCTAACCAAGCGGAGCACGCCGAATGGCACAGACAGAATCCAGGGAAGACGCGGCTGGATACTCTCCCGGTCGCGGGAGAGCAGAAGCGGCCGAGCGTCGTGATCAACACGAGCTATGCTGGCATCTACGACTATCCGAAAGAAGAAGTGGAGTGGCTGGACAGACATCGCGGCAAGACGCATGCGCACTACGAAGCGTTTATCAACGCTCCGGCTCTGCCGGCTCTGAAAGTGAAGTGGAGTGCGACGGGCGGGACGATTGACGAGAACGGGCTATTCACGGCTCCGAACTCCGACGCCACGGTGAGCGTGACGGCAGCGAGTGTGGACAACGCCGAAAACTTCGACACGGCTGTGGTCACGGTCGGCAAGGGCGGGGCGTTGGATCGCAATGCCATGCAGACCTCGCAATACGGGGAAGCAGTCGGCAACCGTGCGTCGATCATCGGTCGCGGCGATGGACGCATAACTCCGCAGGGAGAGTTTGTCGGCGATGGTACCACCCAGTACGATGGTCGCGACACGTTCGGCAACAAGTTCGACCCAAAGGCACCCGGAAGCGGGAGCACGGGCGAGTTTTCTACCGTGATTCCGTTGACGCAAGTACAGTTGGACGCGCTGACGGCGGCCAACGTTCCGGCGGCATCCAACACGGCGCCATTGACGCAGGCTCAGTTGGCTGCGCTGGTGGCAGCGGGCGTCCCAGCGAAGACGGTATAGGCTTTACGGCGGGGCTCGTTTCGCGGGCTCCGCTTTTAACTCATGAGTGAAACCGTAGAAATCCCGCGCGTAAAGGAAGGCGAGGATTGGTACGCCAAGAGTCCGGCGTGGTCTCCAGTCGAGCAGGACGGGAAACCGCTGAAGCCAATCATTCGCTGTAA